CTTCTTTCTTCGATCCGGGTTACCGGCTCGACACTTTTACAGGAGGACTCGACCTATGAGGGCTTTTGAACTTACCCTTAAGGAAAAGCACCCACTGCAGAAGTGGAAGTTGGCCCGTAAAGTTTCTTCGGGGGATCTCCCCCCGACTAAACCTCTTACGGACTGGTTACTCGTACCTTACGACTTCTCAGCTCTCGCCCGTGCTTTATGGGGCGATGAGGAGTACGAGCGTATGTGTGCCGAGAACGCGAAGGTTCAGGCGGCTGATGCTCTTGCTGAAGAGCAGAGCGTTGCTGTCTTGGAACTTCGTGTCTCAACGCGTGACGACGATCGGGAAGCTCTGTCCACGAAAGTGTACATCTACCCCGATGCTGATATGCCTCCCTCAGGAACTCTAAGTTACCTGAAGTGGCTTCAGCGTCGCGTTGCGATGGCGGGCGCGCATTTGGCGTCGCAGCCTAATTTCGATCCTACTCTGGACGAAATTCTCTCTATGGGTCCCCCGGAATGACCACCGGATCTTGGGACAAGAGTGACCCCGGGCTTGCTTGGAACGATGGTGATGGCGATTTTTTAGGCCACATCGAGCACAAGCAGTGGACTGGTGGCGATTCTTCTCCGACCGTTAAAAAGCCGAAGAAGAAGCGGAAGGTGTGGATCACACTGAAAGCGCGAGTAAGACGGATCCCGGAAGGGAAACCGTACTATTCGAAACGCCTCAAGAGGTGGGTGCGCTCTAAAGGGCGCCTTAAACTCATCCCCGGTCGCGTAATTGGCGTGAATGTTACTGATTATGACCCGAACCCTGCCCCCAAGAAATTGAGGTCAGATTCGGAAAATAGCTACTCCATGTCTTATGTGAGAGCTACATCAGAGCTTCATGCGGTCGACAACGGCTACTATCCCGACGAGTTCGGGGTGCCGCAGCGAACAACGCTGTGGTACCACACCACCCAGTTAAATGGGGGTGCTAACGTTCTTGGCGCTGGTACCGATGTCTGGGATGCGAACGAAGACATTCGTTTGTACGACAAGCTTCGGGAGAGGCTTGTTGGGTCGGACTTCGATATGTCCGTCTTCCTTGGCGAGAGTCATCAGACTCTGAGGATGATCGCAGACTCAGCGATACGTATCCGTAAGGGTATATATCATCTGCGACGAGGCGATATCAACGGGACGTTGAGATCGCTGTTCGAGGGAACCTCTCGGTCACCCCTACCCTCCACTCGCGGCGCGTTACTGCGCAAGAGTGACGCTAAATATGCAGCCCAAAACTGGTTAGAACTCCAGTATGGCTGGCTCCCGCTTCTCTCAGACGTTAAGTCCGGAGCGGAGATGATGGCACACCAGTTCAGTGTGCCGGCCGAGAAACGCTTTCGGGTGTCTCGGACAGTTCTTGGCGAAGGTCGAACTTTTTCCGACCAAGGGGTGCACTTCGATTGTTTAGTGCCCCCGGCTTTCCCGTGGATGCAGCCCTCTCCGGGTTGCCCCTACTATCTCTGGACAAATACGGAGTATCGTGTTCAGAGGACTAAGAGGGTTACCCTCTATGTCAAGGAAAGGCCAACTACGCTTCAGGCGTTGGGTTTAACAGACCCGACAAAGGTTGCGTGGGAACTGTTACCCTGGTCGTTTGTTGTTGACTGGTTTATTCCTATCGGTCAATGGCTGAACGCCAGAGGACTATCGTCCATTGTAACCGGGCGATATGTCGTTTCTAGTAAGGAAGTTAGATGGGCTGGTGCTCCTAAGCTCCAGCTGGGCGGATCTCCGCCTTCATCTGCCGACTTTGGCGCGAAGTGGAAGAAGTACGCTATTCCAGGTGCTCCTTCCGGTAATTTCTTCCCGCTAGGTGAACGGCCTTCCCAAATGCGTCTCAATTATTCACGTTCAGTGAGTGATGAGGCGCCGTCGGTACCGTTACCGACGTTCAAGCCACTTGCAAAAGCTGCCTCATGGCAACACTGTGCAAATGCGCTTGCTCTCTTGACTACAGCCTTTTCGAAGGACCCCGGTCATCCTGACCGGACTACTCCGTTGGCCCGTAGTCTTTATAACCTGGGTCAAAATCCAGGACAACCACGACAGCGTCCAAGGGCCTATCCATAAGGCCTTGCTGTCCCAAGAGGAGAACTCAACTATGAGTCAAATGGCTGATCTTGGCGCCTATGATGGCGCTGCGACCCCGGTGTACCACACCCTTGTTGGTGAGGACATCACCCGTCTTCCGGACGGTACGGTCGTAACCCGCTGGAAGGAGAGCACTGTAGGCGTCCCCGACGTCGCGCAGGTTCGATGCATCATGAAGAAGCGCAAGCTTCCCAGTGGTGTCTTCCGCGTTTCGGCACGATTTGAAGTGCCTGTGATGGAGTCGGTCAGCGGGCAAAACGCCGCTGGTTATACTGCGCCACCCAAAGTGGCCTTTGTCGACACCGTCGAAGTTGTTGGTTACTTCCATGAACGCAGCACGGTGACTTCGCGTCGCCTGGTGCGCCAACTGGCTGCCAACATTATGGGGAATATCGGAACGTCCGTCGCCCCGCAAACCGCTGGTCCGTTGCCTCAGTTGTTTGATCAACTGATCGCACAGACCTAAAGTGGTTCCTGCTCTTTGTCGTGCGTGTGAACGAAGCCGTAAAAGGCTAGGGATCGCGTGCGTCGCTCTCTGCATGATGCTTGGAGCGAATTTCAACCTTTACTCTTATGGAGATCTTTATGCGATGCTTACCGCATTGGTTGGAGCAGTACACTCTCAGTGAGTCCACGGACTTTTACCGAGAGCAAGCCATTTCCCATGCCCGTGAGGGCGGCTTGATCGGCAAACAGATCGAAGCGCTCATAAAGCGCGACGATCTTAAGTCGCTAATTGGGTTCGAGCTTCCACCTTTCGACGCAGACATCTGGATTGTTGACCAGGATGCATCGGATCCAGGCGCCGGGAGGCGTTCTGAAGACCGGTGGAATTCTTACCTAGATAGTTGCGGCCGTCTCAGCAGCGATGCTGTAGAATGGAACATACCGCACTTCGAAAGCGTCCGCGTTGGCCACATAAGGGCTTGTCGACAGGCGCTGGCTTTCTTCCAGAAACTCGATTACCTAGAGATAGGTGTCGATAAAAGGGAGGTGGCTGAAGGTAAGTTCCTCGAGGCCGAAATCCTTTGTAAGGAAACTAACGATCTACTCTTGGCAGTCGCAGAGGGGCGCGCGAGCCTCCCTCGTAATGTTGAATCTGTCCTTTACGGGGCGATTCAGCGTATAGCGCGAGTCCTAGGGGACGTACCCTCTTTTGGGGAGTTGTCCTTACGTTTCGGACCGGGTGCCACAAGAGGCACCAAGAAGTCGGAAGCAAGTACACGGCGTAAAATCGCCGAGCTTCCACAGTGTAGCGAAAATCTCGTCCCGCTATTACCAGCACTGCTGGGCGAGTTACCGGTACTCACTGGTATCCACGAGCAATCGTGGGAAGTACGCGTTTTCTCGGATGCATCCGAAAGGTTGTGGATGGGGGACGTAAGCGATTCGGACTGGGAAAACCAGGTCGATCGTATTAAGTACTTCGAGTATTGGTCTAAGGTCGCAGTGACTTTAAGTCCTGCGAAACTTGGTTTCGTCCCGAAAAATGCGAAGACCGATCGGACCATATGCGTCGAACCGTGCTTGAACGTAATACTTCAAGCGGGGATTGGCGACTACATGGCGAAAAGGCTTGCTGCATTTGGTATTGACATACGCGATCAGTCCGTCAATCAAGAACGGGCACGCGCAGGGTCATTAACCGGCGCATTAGCAACGCTGGACCTGTCGTCTGCGTCGGACCCAATCTCGCGAGAGCTTGTGTTTGCGCTTTTGCCGTTGGATTGGGCTCTCCTATTGGATCGGGCCCGATCTTCTGACGTGTCGCTCGGGATGGGAAACCACCGGCGGATAATTCGTCAGGAAAAGTTCTCCTCTATGGGGAATGGGTTTACTTTTGCTCTTGAGACCTTAATTTTCTGGTCTCTAGCGGCTGCTTGTTGCAATAGCGACAGTGACGCCACGGCCTATGGGGACGACCTCATTGTGCCGACAGATAGGTATGGACTTCTATCCGAGGTCCTGACTGTCTGTGGGTTTAAAGTGAACCACGACAAATCTTTCCACACGGGTTATTTTCGAGAATCCTGTGGGAAGGACTACTATCGGGGTGTCGATGTCCGACCGTTTTACCCGAAAAGGGTACTCGACGGGCAAGGCCTATTTGTCCTCCATAACTTTTATTGGAGGCAAGGAGATTTTGCGCGTGCCGAGCTCGTTAAGAGCTTTGTACACAAGCAGAATCTCATTTTCGGACCCGATGGGTATGGTGACGGTCACCTAATAAGTGACGACTATGTCCATCTGCGCCCTCAACGTTTGGTTGACGCAGGGTTCGACGGCCATTTCTTCCACACTTTTGTTTGCCGTACGGGCAGGGATTCAGAACCCCTCGACCCGGACGTTGAGCATGGTGTGGCGCTATATCAGACTTATAGAGGGTCCTTAACCTCTGAAGATCTGATGCCAGGCGAATGGGACGAACTCCCAATTAGCCTGGATGGTGTCCGTGCTTTCTATGTCCTGCTGGACAACGGCACCGTAGCTGGCGTACCACTGGTATTGTCGGAAGACAAAGAGACGGGGTCTAAGATCCTGCCTCTACCTGGTGTTGTAGGCTATAAGAAAATCAGAACCTACATTCTCGGGCGTTAATCCAACCCGAGTTTCACGCCCTTAAACAAGGCGGATTTTTTACACTCCTATTTTGGGGGTTGCGAAAGCTGGA